CTCGAAAACTGGGAAAACGCGAACCAGACCACGACCGCGGCGCTCGAAAGCTTTACGAAGCAAACAGCCCGCATCGTCGAAGGTGCGCAACCCTCGAAAGAAGAATTAGACATGCTCGCAGCCAAGCTGCTTGAGCTTTACCCCAAGACCTCGCCCCCAAAAGGGTTTGACGGAAACGGGGTCAACGAGACAGTCATGAAAGACCGTGTCGCCTTCTTTTCACGCCAAGTGGTCAGGAGTTCCAAACCAGGAATCCCTTACCATTCCGATTACACGGACAACGGCGTTTTCGTAGACCAGGGCCTGGAAACCCTCACTAAACTCGTCCTTGACAGACTCAAACTGTTGTGCCACATGCCTGCAGGCCTCACAGCCACGCAGATCGTCGCCGGCGGCTATGCCGACCCAGTCAGAGTCTTTGTCAAGAACGAGCCACATTCACAGAAGAAAGTCAAACAAGGGCGCTGGCGCCTCATTTTCGCCGTCTCACTCGTTGATCAGGTCATCGAGCGCATCATGTGCTCTGCCCAAAACAACGCGGAGATTGACGGCTGGAAGAGATGCCCTTCAGCACCTGGACTGAGCCTCCAATCTGACGAAAACCTTAAAGACCTGCACGACCACGTCGTGAGACTCGCCGGGGGGAAACCCCTGGCTGAGGCCGACGTGACCGGGTGGGATTGGTCCGTCAAAGAATGGGAGCTCGTCTTTGATGGCGAAATACGCATCCGCTTAGGCGGCATGCAAGGATTCGCCGCCCAAGTCATGAGAGCCAGAGTCCTCTGCGCCTCCAGATCGGTGTACTGCATGCCAGATGGCAAATTGCTAGCACACAAGAACGGAGGAGTGCAGATCTCAGGGTCCTACAACACCTCGTCAACCAACTCCCGCTTGCGCGTCGCCGTATCGTTCCTATCTGGGGCGTCATGGGCCTTCGCCATGGGAGATGACTGCCTTGAGGAGTATAAGGACGATGCCCCTATGAAGTATGCTGCTTTAGGGCATCCTCTCAAGATGTACATGAAGAAGGATCCGGGAGCCTCCTTCGAGTTCTGTTCGACCAACTTCTCACAAGGCGTTTGCGCCCCCGTAGACTACACTAAAACGTTCTACAGACTCCTCTCCCAGAAAAGCGTCACGCTAGATCTGTGGGAGCAGTTCGCAGAGCACTGTCGTCATATCCCAGAGCTGGAAGCCATCACCGCCTTCATTGGCGTTTGGAAGGCGACTAACTCGGAAACACGGGATGCGTGTCTCAGCATGGTCGGTGGTGGAGTAAATAGACTGTAGAAATATCTGTCTATCCTACCACAACCATGCCTCGAAACCGCAAACGCAACAAGAAAGCAAAACGAGTTCAGCCGAAACAGAAAACCCGC